AGGAGCAGCCGGGCTTGCCTGCTACCACGGCATTCGCAAGGGCGACCAGTTACGCGAATGCTCGCACCGCTGAACTGATTAGCGCGGATGGCCCGATGAGCCTTACAAGGCTGGCACGGGCAGATCTTACGCGAATCATCGGCGGCGGCCTTGAACGAGGGGACAGCCTCGATTCGATTTCCCGCGCCATCCGAGAATCCGGTGCTTACTCAAAGTCGCGCGCCTCGACCATCGCTCGCACGGAGACCTCCACGGCTATCGGGCATGGAGCGATGTCCGCAGCACGAGAAGTTGGCAGCAAGCAGAAGTCTTGGCTGTCCAGCAAGACTCAGAAGGTTTGCGAGGATTGCGCCGCGAACGCATCGCAACGCTGGATCGGCATCAGCGATTATTTCATCAGTGGCAGCAGCACCATCCCAGCACACCCTAATTGCGAGTGCGACGTCATCTACCGGGGCGAGCAGATAAGCGGTATTGACGCCTCGGAAGGTTTAGGCGGCTCAGAGGACGAAGGCCCGTCGGGGCCATCTCCCCGTGCACCTTCTGGAACGCCGGTTCGAGATCCGGAGGCGGAGGCGGAGGCGGAGGCGGAGGCGGAGGCGGACGGCTTCACGTCGGAGACGTATACGGATTTGCAGAAGTCTGCCGCAGACAGGTACTACCTAGATTACGAGAAGATCAACGGTGCCCTTCGCGGCAAGGGCGGGTCGGTGCCGGGCTCTGTCACCTACGGGCTCGATCAGGCTATCGCTGGGGCGACCTCTGCCGAGGAGATGGTCGTGCATCGTGGGATGAATCTGTCTGCAAAGGAGTTGGAGAAGTTCAAGGTGGGCCGTGTCATGTACGACCCAGCGTATCTCAGTACGACGAGTGATTACGATGTCGTTGAGCGGTTTACTGGCGGTCGCGCCCAGTCTGGTAACCCCGAAGCCCCGATAAGTGGTGTGGCGGTTACGATGTCGATTACGGTTCCTCCCGGAACTTCTGCTTTGCCAATGGATAGGGTGCTGCCCAGTGGAAATCGCGGGGAGTCTGAGATCCTCTTTGGGCGTGGTACCAAGTTGCTGATCGAGTCCGTCAAGACGACGCCAGAGGGCACCTCCATATATGTGAGGATCGTCAAATGACCAGTCGGTTTATCGGCGAAGACGGCGATTTCCTGTTCGAGGAGCCGTCTAAAGCGACGGCTAATGGTGGAGAGATGCTTGTTACTTCACGCTGCCCGAATGACGGCAAACTCCTAAAGGCTGCTCCGCATCCGGCAAGCGTCGAACTGTGGTGCCGCCGGTGCAGGCGGAGCGTCCTGCCGGTCGGCGTAGAAATGCAAGTCAAGGCCCGAGTTGATGTGCCGTCATATATCAGCGCGAACGCGGAGCGCGGGCTTGCTTGGAACGCCGAGGGATTGGCAGGGGACGGGTTGGTAGACAGGACGGTGCGTGAGGCGCGCGAACTTGCGGCTGGGTCAGTGACCGAGGACAAGGTGCGCCGGATGTCCGCATGGTTTGCTCGGCACCTCGTCGACCTCGACCGACCACAGAACAGCAATCCCGACAACGAAGACTATCCGGGGCCGGGTGCGGTCGCGTGGGCGCTTTGGGGCGGGAGCCCTACAAATCCACGGCAGGCGATGAATTGGGCAGACGCTAAGGTAGCGTCCCTCGACCGCGCCGAGCAGTGAGGCGATCGCCTATCAAGGCAAAGAGATTGAGGGGATCCGAGCATTGGCCTGCCCGAGCGGCATGGGTGAAGTTGAGGATCTGCGCTGCCGTGGAGTTGGGCGGGTGCTGGGGGCAGATGACAGTCCACGAGCCGTGGACGAAGGCGCGAGGCGGCCCAACCGACGACGAACGGAATTGGCTTGCGCTTTGTATCGAGCATAACCGGCTGGTTTCGCAAGATGCCGAAGTCATGCGCTGGGCGAAGGATCGCGGATACCTCATCAGCGCCGCCGCTGGCCCGGCATGGCTTGAGGCGGGCGGTTTGCAGAACACCTCTAGCGACTTATTGACAAATAGGTGATACTGATCGCGTAACTGAGCCGTGCGCTTGTCGCCAGCCTCTTTTACATAGTGGCCTTCGTGCCCGTCCTATTTCGCTGCGAGTGCAGCGGGTAGGGCGGGCTTTTTTTGTTTATGAGGTGACGAGTGCGCCATAAGGTATTCCGGCCCGAAACTAAGATGCTCGATGAGGCTCGCGGCACGGTGCTTGCAACCATGTCTGACGAGTCGAGAGACCGCGATGGGGACATCATCCGGGCATCCGGATGGAACCTCGACGACTTCCTCGCGCACCCAGTGCTGCTGTCTTCGCATAACTACGGCAGCCTGCTGCAGCAGATCGGCAAGTGGAACAACACCAGTTCCATCGACGGGAAGTTGGTCGGCGAGGCCGAATACTTCATTGGCAAGGGCAACCCCGAGGCCGACTGGGGATTCGAGTTGGTGCGTCGCAATCAGGCGGCGTATTCGGTCGGGTTTATCCCCGGCGATATGAAGGAGATGCGTGGCGGCGGCATCGAGTTTCTGAACGGTCACAAACTGCTTGAAACGTCACACGTCACTGTGCCCAGCAACCCCGCCGCGCTTCAGCAGATGGCTCACGCCATCAAGGGGATGCCGGGGATGCTTCCGGTCATGGAGATTATCGAGGAGATGGCGCATGACCAAATGAATCAGGTCAAGGACGTGATGCGCGGGCGCGCCGACGTCAAGGGCGTGAGCAGTGACCTGCTTCTGATGCTCAATTCCGGCCTGTGTCAGATGCCCGATTGCGACATGCTCGACACGCTAGTGGTGGCGCTTTGTCGCCATCACCTTGCCGCGTTCTATGAGTTGGCTGAATACGGCACGGATCAGGGCGAATCCGACGCCGCTGAAATGCTGCCGTCAGGCACTTACGCGGAGGTTCCCCCCGGGGAAGTAACTATGGAGGAGGTTCCCCCAGAGGAAGTTCCGGCGACCATCAACCCAATGGGAATGAGCCTAGACCTTGAGGCGCTGCTCACCCGTAGTTTCGCGGAGGTTCGATAATGCCCGAGATCACGACCGAGACTGGACTCAACGAACTGCTCAACGAGGACGGCGCGCTGGCGAAGGCCATCACCGGCAAGATGAGCGACTGGTGGAACACGACCGGCGAAGCCGCGAAGGCGTCGTTTGACGAGCACGCGAAGTCGCACGCGAAGTCGCTGCTTTCGTCCAGTAGCACCAAGCGCCTCCCGTATTCGACCGCAACCCGGAGCAACCGTGCTCCCGGCGCTACGCTGGACGGCAAGTTCGAGCGACTGGGTGACTTCCTCCAGTCCGTGTACAAGGCCAACAACGGACGTGGCGTCAACGAGGGTCTGCTGACCGTCGGTGACAGCGGCATCGTCAAGGCTGCCCTCGCCGAGGGTGCTGGCGACACCGGTGGCTTCCTCGTTCCCGAGGAGTTCCGCTCGGAACTGCTCTCGCTGGCGCTTGAGACCTCCATCATGCGCCCGCTCGCGTTCACCATCCCGATGTCGTCCTCGACGATGCGGATGCCGACCATCAAGGACACCAGCCACGCTTCGAGCGTGTTCGGTGGCGTGGTCGCCTACTGGGAGTCGGAGGCTGCGACCCTCTCCGAGAGCGAGCCGACCTTCTCGCAGATGCAGTTGGTCGCGAAGAAACTGACCGGCTACACGGTCAGCAGCAACGAACTGCTCTCGGACTCGGCCATTGGGCTGGAGGCCGTGCTGCTCCAGTTGTTCCCGCAGGCGATTACGTTCTTCGAGGACGAGTCGTTCATGAACGGCACCGGAGTCGGACAGCCGCTGGGCATCCTCAACGCGGCGTGCAAGGTGACCGTGGCGAAGGAGTCGGGGCAGGCTGCCGCGACCATCCTTTACGAGAACCTCAACAAGATGTACTCGCGGATGCTCCCGACGTCGCGAGCGCGCGCCGTATGGATCGCGAACATCGACACCATGCCGCAACTGGCGGCGATGAGCCTCGCGGTCGGCACCGGTGGCTCGGCTGTGTGGATCGGTTCAGGTGGTGCTCAGGGCGCGTTCCCGATGACGCTCTGGGGCCGCCCGATCGTCTTCACGGAGCACTGCCAGACGCTCGGCACCGAGGGAGACATCTACTTCGTTGACCCGTCGTACTACGTCATCGGTGACCGGCAGGAACTGTCCGTGGCGTCCAGCCCGCACGTCAAGTTCACGACGGACGAGACCGTTTGGCGCTTTGTTGAGCGGCTCGACGGTCGTCCGTGGCTGGAGTCGGCACTCACGCCTGCTCACGGCTCGAACACCCTGAGCCCCATTGTGACGCTGGCCGTTCGCTCCTAGTAACTCCCGAAAGGAGTCAGTCATGGCTTACCCGCTGCCCCTCGGCAATGTTCTCGACATCATCCCCGCGATTATCCCGGTCGACCTTCAGACCGCAGCCAACAACGGCGACTACGTCAAACTGACGAATGCCGCTGGCGTCATGTTCGTTGTGTTCAAGGCTGCTGGTACTGACGGTGATGACCCGGTCATCAGCATCGCGCAGGCACAGGACGCGTCTGGCACCGGCTCGAAGGCGCTGACTGCTATCCGGCGAATCTTCCTCAAGGAAGGCACGCTGACCGCTGTTACCACTTGGACGGAAACCGAGGCCGCCAGCAACCCCGGGTCTACTTACACGATGGATGGCACATCGGCGCAGAGTCAGGCGCTGGTCTGCTTCTACGTTCAGGCGTCAGACCTTGACGTCGAAAACGGGTTCGACTGGGTGCGGATGGTTATCGCCGACACCGGCAGCAACGCTCAGTTGGGTTGCGGTCTCTACATCCTCGTCGGCCTCGGTTACCCGAGTGCCCCGGCGAAGTTGTCCAGCGCAATCTCTTAGGAGTCTGAAAATGCCGCTCGCACCCTGCAAGGATTGTGGTTCCCGGTTCTGTTCTGCAAAGAGCGAATGGGTCTGCATCCACACAGGGCGCGAGCGGCAGGCTCACTCCATCGTGAAGCAGGCTGCGGTGACGATGGATAAGCAAGTCCACACCGCGCCAATGTCGAAGGGTTTGCAGTAATGCCATTCCCGCCCGCATCGAAGTACGGCAAGCCGAAGCCCGCGCCGAAGCCGACGCCGAAGCCGACGCCGAAGCCCTAGAAGTCATAGCCGAGCCACGGCTCAACCCGAAAGGTATGGTCTGAAATGCCCGTTACGAACGTCCGAAGCACTTGGTCTAGCGGCAACCTCCTCTTCACTGACAGCGCGTCCACGGCGACGAACCTCGCGGTTGTCGACGCGACGAACCTTCTTCTTACCCACGCTGGCAGCGGAATCGGTTACTCGGCTGGCGCTGGCGGCGTTGTCACGCAGGCGACGAACCGGACGACGGGCGTCACGCTCTCGAAGGCGACCGGACAGATTACGACGAACACCACTTCGCTGGCGGCTGGTGCCGAGGCGGAGTTCACCGTCACCAACACGCTGGTTGGCGCGACTGACGTCATCATCCTCAACATCACCCCGGGCGGCACTGGCACGCCGTTCGCGTTTGTGTCCACCGTTGCGGCTGGCTCGTTCAAGATCACGGTTACGAACCTGCACGCATCGACCGCAGACACCAGCGCGGACGTGATCAACTTCGCAATCATCAAGGGTGTCATCGCCTAAGACCCGCAGCGTCACGGGCGGCCAGTGTGTCGCGCGGGTAGTCGTGGTGCCGAGCCGTCGCCCCCTCAGCGGCTCGGCACCATGCACATAGGAGAAGGTCATGGCTGGAACTGTAGTTGTCACGCACAAGACCTTCCCCTCGATGCGGAAGGTGACGTTTGTCTGGACGTCGAGTTCCGGCGGTGCAGCGGATGGTGCTACCACGCTGCCGGTCGACGGAGCCATCGCAGCCGTTTATCAGGTGCCCGACGGGGGTGGAACGCAGCCGACCAACGCCTATGACATCGTCCTGACCGACTCGGACAGCATTGACGTGCTGAACGGTAACGGGGCCAACCTGTCCAACTCCGCGAACACCCTCACCGCGACCGGTCTGCTGCCGGTGTCGTCCAGCATCCTCACGCTTGCGGTCACCAACGCCGGGAACGCTAAGGGCGGCAAGACCATCGTGTACTACCGATGAGCGGCTACTGGGCACTCAAGTCAATCCTCGATGCCAACCGCATTGAGCAGGCTGCGTATGAGGCGCAGCCCCCTGACGCGTGCCCATACGACGGATCGCCGCTCGTCACGGGTAACAAGGGCGGTGTACGCGACTGCCCAATGGGTGATTACCAGTGGAGAGGCGGGCCGCGACTGACCTAAGTCATATCAACGCTTAGGTCAGGACGCGCCCGTCTTCCCCAGAAAGCAAGGGAGACGATGTCGAACTGGCTGGTCACTCGCGAGCAGGTCAAACGGGCCGCTCGCCAATATGGTGCTACCGCGATTCCCGACGAGCGAAACCGCGTCATCGACCAGATGTGCGAGTCCTCGTCGCGTTCCGTTGAGCGGGCTTCGCACAGGTTCTATATCCCTCGCGTCGCTACCAGACTGTACCGATGGCCTCAGTGGACACGCGGTTATACATGGCAGTTGCTGCTTGACCAAGACCTGCTTTCGGTGTCTTCCCTACAGTCAGCCGCGCAGAACAGCACGCCGACGCCGCTGACGCATTACTTCCTCGAACCTCAAAGCAGCGGGCCGCCATACGGTTTCATCGAAGTGGATTTGTCGAGTTCCGACACGTTCTCAGCAGGCAACACGCCCCAGCGGTCGATTAGCGTCACCGGGACGTGGGGCTACTCGGCTGACACGCAATCGTCTGGCACGGTCGCCTCCGGATTAGCGTCATCCACCACCGCGACCTCGTTCGTGTGCAGCGACGCCAGCAAGATTGATGTGGGCGACACGCTCTTGATTGATTCGGAGCAGTTGTTTGTGTCCGAGCGCGCGCCGGTTACTACCACGGCCACGCTCAACGGCGCGCTGGCGGCGACCAAGAGCCTTGTATCGGTGACTGTAAGTGACGGAACGAAGGTCAACGCTGGCGAAATCATCCTCGTGGACTCCGAGCGGATGTTCGTCCGCGATGTAGTCGGCAACGTGCTGACCGTCGAGCGTGACTGGGACGGCACCCTGCTGGCCTCTCACCTCACCGCAGCCACCGTGTACGCCTACCGCACCCTGACGATTGAGCGGGGCGTGAACGGCACGACAGCGGCCACTCACGCCAATGCAGCGACGGTTGCCCGCTATATCCCGTATGGCGAGGCCGCGCGACTGGCGCTGGCAGACGCCATCTCCAACCTTGCCCAAACCGACGCCGCATTCGGTCGCATGATCGGGCAGGGCGATGGCGCGCGTGAATATACGGGCACTGGAGTCAAGGAGTTGTGGGCGCAGTTCATGGCGCACGGCAACCGGCGCTCCCGGTTCGGCACCATCTAATGCAGATTTCAATCACTTATACGGGGCCACTGGCAACTTCCGGAAGTGCTCCGATGAAGAAGGCCGTCGAGCACTCGATCCGCGAGATCGTCGAGTTAGGCCATGAGCGCCTTGAGCGAATGCTGGTGCCTCGCCCGACTGGTGTATATCTGGCCGTTCCGCCCGGGCGCTCCAAAGGACACTACCGGCGCAGCATCCACCACCAGATCGGTGACAACAGCGCGGTCATTGACGACTCAAAGGTTGTCTACGGCCCGTGGCTAGAGGCTGGAAACGGTGGCCGGTTCAAGGGCTATGCGTCATTCCGCAAGACCTATCAGTGGATGGAATCCATCACGCCGAAGGTTGTGCAGGCTTGGGTGGGCAAGGCCGTCAAAGAGATGGGCGGCTAACTCATGGTGTTCGACCCGTCCACCACCCTGACTTACATCGAGCAGTACGCGAACATGACCGGCTACTTCACCGCCGTGCAGATCGGCGAGCCGAAAGGCCCGATCCAGTTCGACATGGCCGTTTCCATCTTCATGGAGTCAATCAACGTGGTGGCGTCCACGCTGAACAGCCCCATCGAACTGCACACGGTCACGTTCCGCGTGTATCGAAACATGCTGGAGGAGCCAATCGCGGAAGCGGAGACGCAGGTGTCGACGGCTGTCTCGCAGTTCCTAAAATCCGTGTTCGCCAACTTCACGCTCGGCTCGACCACGCGTTGCGTCGATGTGGTCGGACAGTACGGGAGCGGGGTGGGCGCGAAGTGGGGCTACATCGACATCAGCGGGGTCATGCACCGCGTCTGTGACATCACGCTGCCAATCATTGTGGACGAGGACACGTCCACATTCTCGGCGTAGGAGGACTCGGAATGGCTGGCAAGACAACGGCAACTGCGAAGTATTGGGCGACTACGGGTATCGAGTGTGGCGACTGGCGCGTTGAGGCGGGGAACGAACTGGTCGGATACCCCGAAGTGCTCGACATCGAGGGTCTGTTAGAGATTGCGGCGATTACGGCGGCATCACCGGTCAAGGCCGAGGAGATTGCCCCGGTTATCGAGAAGGCGGAGGTGACTCATGGCTAAGGTAAGCGGTCTCGGCGTCCGGCTGTACGCGGCTGGGTATGACTTGAGCGGCGATGTGAACGTGGTGGACGCCATCGGGTACACGCAAGAGATGCTCGACGTTACGACGCTCGACCTTGAGGCCACGTCGCGCCTTGCTGGGCTATCGGATGCCTCGCTCACGGTCAACGGCTGGTTCGAGGCTTTGAGCGACCACACCGCCTACACCAGCAACACCGGCAAGATGCCGACCGCCGATCAGGTCGTGTTCACCCAGATGGGCACGGCGCTCGGCGACCCGTTCGCTGGGTTGACGGCGAAAGAGGCGACCTACGTCGTCACGCGCGCGAGCGGTTCCGCGCTCGCAACAACCGCAACCTACAGCAGCACGGCGGGCCAGCAGTCCGAGTGGGGCGTCACGCTGACGGCGAGCAAGACCACAAACGCATCTGCGGCGAGCGGTACTGGCGTCGACAACGCGGCCAGCAGCGCGAACGGGTGCGTGGCGTACCTCGAGGCGATGAGCCTGACATCTGGCACCTGCGTGGTCAAGGTGCAGCACTCAACGGACAACTCGACGTGGGCTGACCTGATCACGTTTACCAGCGTGACCACGGCGAACGTACCGTTCGCTCAACGCTCGACGGCGAGCGGCACCATCAACCGTTATCTGAGGGTCAATACCTCGGGGACGTTCTCGACAATCGTGTTCGTGGCGGGCGTCGCTCGTCTGTAGTTCCCTGAAAGGGGTGCATTGTGGCAAAGCAGACCGGTCTGGGTGACTACTTCGCCTGTGACAATAGTGCTGGGTCGCTCAAGGACATCAGTAATGATGTCACTGGCCTCGGCGTGAATATCGGGCAGAACCTTTTTGACATCACCGGCCTCGACAAGTCGGCGATGGAGCGGCTTATCGGCCTCGGTGACGGATCGTTCGCCGTTTCTGGCGTGTTCAACCCCACGGCGAACCAGTCTCACGACGTGTTCAAGACGCGCACCGGGACGCGCACGGTGGACTACAAGATCGGCGGCAACACGCAGGGTAACCCGTACCTGACGATGGAGTGCCTCGTCGACTCGTACAACCTGACGCGCGGCTCGGACGGCTCGCTGACGTGGTCGGCTGGCCTGCAACTGCAGAGCGGCACGACGCCGACGTGGTCAACCGTTCCGTAGCGCGGAGTGCTGGCCGCACTTTGCATGTGAATAGTTGAGGGGGGTTTAGATGGCTTACAAGGTTGAGAAGAAGTTTCTCAAACTGGTGCTGGACGACTGCGATGGGGCTGAGGTCATGTGCCGTATGAGTATCTCGTTGGGGGAGATGCTCGCGTTGCGTGACCTCAGCAACTCGGAGGACGGCGTGCGCGACGCATACGCCAAGTTCGCCGCTGATGTGCTTGTGTCGTGGGACATCGAGGATGATGACGGCCCAGTACCGCCAACAGCCGATGGCTTCATGCGCCTTCCTTCGGGCATTGCTTCGTCAATCATGGCGGCATGGGGCGAGCAGTTGACGGCAGTCCCTACGAAGTCCGCCACCGCATAGAGCGGTGGCGGCATGTCGGTGGTGGTACGGATGCAGATGGATCAGTAATCGAGAAACCGCACGAGTTGGCGTGGGCTGAAATGATCGACAACCTGTGTCAGAGGTACAGCGCGCTTCCTTCCGCCGTGCTTGCGGAGGATGTCGAGATGCTACGCATACTGGCGCTTGTATCAGAGGGTGGTGGCAGTAATGGCTGACAACACCGTCACGATTCATATCGACGCCAAAACCGACGATGCCAAGAAAGGTATCGACGGGGTAAACACCTCTATCGGCAGGATGGGGCCAGAGTCGCAAAATGCGACTTCGCATGTTAGTAGTCTTGGCGACACGCTCAAGAGCGTCGGAAGTATTGCTACTGGTTTTATAGCCGCAACCGCGATTCAGTCCGCAGTAACCGGTATTACCACTTTTGCAACTGGAACAGTCAAGGCTGCAGTCGATCTCGGCGAATCGCTCAATGCGGTAAATGTTATTTTCAGGGAATCGGCGCAACAAATTCTTGATTGGGGCGCAAACAACGCTACTCAGTTCGGGTTGTCCCAACGAGCGTTCAACGCTCTGGCGACCCCGCTGGGCGCGCTGCTGAAAAATAGCGGCATGGGCCTTGATGATGTTGCCAAAAACACAATCAATCTCACCAAGCGCGCTGCAGATATGGCATCGGTGTTCAATACCGAGGTTGCGGACGCGCTGAACGCTATCAACAGCGGACTGCGTGGCGAGGGCAACCCGCTGGAGCGGTACGGCGTTGGGCTGAAGGCAGCAACGGTTGAGGCTCGTGCTTTGGCGGATAGCGGCAAGGGGGTGGCGAAGGAACTTACGGATCAGGAGTTGGCTTTAGCCCGCCTAAGTATCATTTTCGAGCAGACCGCCGATACGGAAGGTGACTTTGCAAACACGAGCAAAGACCTTGCCAACGCGCAGCGTATTGCTAACGCCGAAATGGAGAAGTTGCAGGCGACAGTCGGCGCAAAATTGCTGCCGGTCATGCTTGAGTTGCAGAAGGTAAAACTCGCCGTAGCGTCGGCAGTTGTTGACAAACTGCTACCGGCGCTCGACCACCTTCAACCTGTGCTAAACCTGATCAAGGATTCCGTGGTGCAGGCCGCGAAGCCGTTTATCGACGCCCTATTGCCCGCCATCAAGAAGGTTGTCGACTTCATCAAGGATGACTTCGCCGGGATCGGGCGCGAGTTTACGATTGCTGAGGTGGTGAGGGGCAAGATTGTCCCCGCGTTCAAGGACATGTACGAGATCATCAAAGATGTCTTGAACTTCTTGAAGCCTCTAGCCGACTTCGAGATGGCGCACTTGCAGGGGCAAATCGAGGCGATACGGGGGGCATTTGAGGTCGCTGGAACAGCGATCAAGAATGTGACCGGATTCCTACGCGAGCATCAAACGATTGTCGCTGCTGTCGTCGCTGCCTATGTCGCGTACAAAGCGGTACTGATAGGTGGGGCGATTTACACAGCCGTTGCCACCGGTATTGGAATTATGACAGTGGCAATGACGACCGGGTTGATTCCAGCACTCATCGCATTGGCAGCGAATGAGGGAATCCTTACGGCAGCGCAGGTCGCATTGAACATCGCAATGTCGGCCAACCCTATCGGCTTGATCGCAATCGCGATTGCCGCGCTGGTTGCCGTGGGTGTCCTGCTGTATCTCAACTTTGACAAGATCACCGCAGCGGCTGGATACCTGTTCGATCGCATCAAGGAGGCTGGTTCCGGCATCAGCGACGCATGGAACTCGATGGTCGGGTTCGTCACCGACAAGGCGACCGCGCTGTTGGACAAAATCAAGGGCGTGGGCACCGGCATTTACGACGCCGTTGTTGGTGCGTTTACCTCGATGGTTGAGTTTGTAAAGACATACTGGCCGGAGATTATTTCACTCATTCTCCTGCCCTTCTTCCCGATTGTCGCGCTTGCCACCGACGCATTCGGTATTCGCACGGCGCTGGGAATGGCATGGGACTGGATTCGCGAAAAGACCAGTCAGTTCATCAACTCGATCATCGAGTTTTTCCAGTACCTGTATGACCATTCATACCTTGTGTCGAACACTGTCGACGCAATCGTCAAATACTTCACGGATATGAGCGACTTGGTGCTCGGTATCTGGAATGCCGTAACCGGCGCAATCGAGGCCGCGTGGAAGTTCATCTACGACGTTTCTAGCGCGATAGTCAAAGCGGTTGTCGACTATGCAGTCGATTACTGGGAAATGCTAAAGGCGCGCACCACCGCAGTTTGGGACGCCATCACCGGCGCAATCAAGGCCGCGTGGGATTACATCTACGACATCGTGTCTTCCGTGGCACAGAAGGTTGTCGACTTTCTGTCTGGTGTGTGGGATGCGGTCACCGCTGCAGTATCAACTTGCTGGGAACTCGTGAAGCAGATTGTCGGCGACGCGATGTCGGCTGTCTGGGACTATGTCAGAGACCGGCTCAATGACGTTGTCGACCGATTCAAGTCACTGGGCGGAATGATTCTTAGCGCGCTCGGCGATGTCGGATCGCTGCTTTACGGTGCCGGTCGCTCCATTGTGATGGGGCTTTGGAATGGCATCATGTCCATGTGGGAAAGCGTAGTGAATGTGTTGAGGCGACTAAAGGACGCGGCTATTGCAGCCGCACTGGGCGCAGTCGGTTACCACGACGATTCCCGGCCTTCGCCCGGAGGATCGGAGACTCCCACCGGAATGGCCTCGGGTGGAGTGGTGAAGGCGACTCCCGGAGGCATCTTGGCTCGGCTCGGTGAGGGCGGACAAGATGAGGCCGTGATCCCGCTTGGCCGAGGAGCGGGGTCGTTGGGGAGCACCACGATCAACAACTACTCCATCACGTTGAGCGGAGTCATTACCGACCCGGTCGCAACAGGGCAGGCGGTTGCGGACGCGCTCAACCGCGCAAGCATCATCACCGGGCCGCTGGTGCTGTCGAGCGCGGTGCGAACCTAATGGCCGTCGCGCTCCCCACTCTGAATGTCGGGATTCGGTTCGTGGGTGGAGCGGACAACGACGGCTGGGTGCTTGGAACGTCGGCCCTGCCGGTAACGCTGGGGGAGCCTGACGACCCTTCGGTATACGAGGACGTCTATACCGACCTTCGCGCATTCAACATGACCCGTGGTCGCAGCCGCGAACTGGAGCAGTATCAGGCTGGCAGCGGCACGGTTGTACTTGATGACCGCGCTCGGGTGTACGACCCGCTCAATCTCTCTGGCCCGCACGTCGCCAATGGCGTGACTCAGATTCAGCCGGGTAGACGCATCAGGGTGACGGCCACGCACCCGACCACGAGCATTGTGTATGACCTGTTTTATGGCGTAATCCGCGAGTGGGTGCTCAACAGCGACGGGTTTGATGCGACTTCAGTGGCGCAGTTCAGTGACCCAATGACCGACCTCGGCAGGACAAAGGTCAGCGTGGTCACCAGCGCGGCGGCATCAGGCACGGCAGCCATCGAGGTATTTAGCGCGGCGAATATCTCTCGGTATGACGCCGACGCCGGGATTGCCACGCTGCAAGCCACTACGTTCAGCAACGCAACCGCGCTAACCGCCCTTCAGAACATCGCCCTAAGCGAGCAGGGAGCGGTCTACGCTGACTCGGCTGGATACATCCAGTATGACGACCGTCACGCCATCCTGACTGAGTCGCGCTCGAACACCAGCCAATGCACGTTCGGCACGGGCAACCTGCCGATCACGTCCATCGTGCTTGATTACTCAAGCGACCTCATCAAGAACAGCGTTACCGCTACCCGCACGGGTGGAGTGGCGCAAACCAGCACCGACGCAACCAGCATCACGACATATGGCGAGAGGACATATGTGCTGTCGGACATGATGCTTGCAGACGACACGCAAACCGCTGCGACCGCTGGCTTCATTGTCACTGGGTACAAAGACCCCGCCGTGCGAGTGCGCGAAATTACCGTTGCCCCGCAAGAGCACGCCGACCTGATGACTGCCGTGCTCGCCCGTGAATTGAGAGACCGCGTAACGGTGACGTTTCAGCCACCGGGGGGCGGAAGCCCTATTTCTCAGCAGTTGTTTGTCGAGGGCATTCAACACAGCATCACGCCACAGGGCCAGATGAGCACGAAGTTTATCTTCAGCAGCACGTCGACCGCATTCGGCTGGGTGCTTGGCACCAGTGAACTCGGCACCGGGACTATACTGGCCTTCTAGGGAGACTGAACATGGCATGGACTACGCCAAGCGACCGCGTTACCAGCGACATCATTACTGCCGTCCAGTGGAACTCCTTTCTCGGGACGAGCGGGGACATGAGCCTCACGGCGACCGGCATCGTCACGACTCAGGGTGACACGGTGTACGCGACGGCGGCGAACACGCTCGCTCGTCTCGCTAAAGGCACGGCATACCAAACGCTGGGCATGAACGCGGGGGCGACGGCTCCCTCGTGGCAGGCCAGCCCGACGTCGGCGCTCACTACGCAAGGCGATGTTTTGTATGCCTCGGCTGCTAACGTGCTTGCGCGGCTTGGGATCGGCACCGCATATCAGATGCTTGGAACGAACGCCGGGGCCACGGCTCCCTCGTGGCAGGCCAGCCCGACGTCTGTTTTGACTACTACTGGCGACGTTTTGTACGCCAGTGGAGCAAACACACTGGCTCGGCTTGGTATCGGCACCACCAGTCAGGTGCTAACGGTGACCGCAGGGATTCCGTCATGGACGACGATAGCCACTACGGGCAGCACCGTGCCCACGACTACGACCGGGCAGATTCTGTTCGCGAGCGCGACGAACGTGCTGTCCGCGCTCGCGGTCGGCACCGCATATCAGATGCTTGCCATGAACAGCGGCGCGACCTTGCCGACATGGCAAGCCAGTTCGACCTCGGTGCTAACGACGATTGGCGACATCCTGTATGCCAGCGCCGCGAACACGCTTGCGCGGCTTGGCGTCGGTTCCGCTTACCAGACGCTGGCGGTCAACAGCGCCGGTACGTTGCCGACGTACCAAGCAAGTCCGAACTCGGTACTGACGACTACCGGCGACGTGCTGTATGCGTCGGGCGCGAACACGCTCGCGCGTCTCGGCATCGGCTCGTCGGCGCAGGTGCTGACCGTCACTGGCGGAGTCCCGGTGTGGTCGACTGCAGCCGTCGCGGCTGTTGATATTCAGAACTTCACCGGGTCTGGGACGTGGACTAAGCCTGCGGGGGTGACGGCCAACAGCGTGGCGTTGGTTCAAGTGTACGCCGGTGGGGGCGGTGGTGCGTCGGGACGCAACGACAAGGACGCCGTTGCTTCCGGTGCTGGCGGTGGTGGTGGCGGAGCATACGTTTTTCAAGAGTTCCTCATATCCGATCTAAGCGCAACAGAGACAGTCACCATCGGTGCAGGTGGAGCAGGTGCTAGCGGAGTGTCGGCCAACACCAGCGGGTCAAACGGCACAGTTGGTGGCAATACGACTTTTGGTTCTAAAGCAATCTCTTACGGCGGTGCTGGTGGAGGTGGTGGTGACACTGCCGTATCTGTCGGTGGTGGTGGTGGTGGAGCGCAAGCAGCAGGTGGAACAACCCCTAGCCGCAGGTTCGGCGGTGCCCCGGCTATTTCCGTAACGCTCGCCGCTACCACGGGGGCGGCGACCGCTGGAGATGCACACACCCACCCCATTGATCAGGCGACCACGAACATCACCAACGGCGATGGTGGTGGTGGAGGCGGTTCTGGAGCAGCAGGACAGAGCGCCAGTAATGGTGGTGCGGGCGGAGGCGGTAGTGCAACGAACGCGACCGGGAGCGCGGGCGGTGACAGCAAGTTCAGTGGCGGAGCGGGTGGCGCTGGTGGCGGAACTGGCTCTGGCTTAGCCACCCTCTGGGCGAACTACAAGGCTGGCGGAGCGGGAGGTGCTGCTAACCGAACTGCTGGGGGTGCGGCGGGCGTGCTGATGACCGGTGCATGGCTTGCGACCATCGGCACAGCAGGCACCTCGGGCGCGACAACATTCGCCGGAGGCACCGGTGGTGGCGGCGGTGGTTCAGGCTACAACAGCACACAGATGCCCATCTTTTACACTGGATCACTACAGGCGATCACCGTCCCTACCGGTGCTACATCGGCTGTCATCGACATCTATGGCGCGCAGGGAGGTCAGAGCGGTGCAAACGGTGCGCGTGTTCAGACGACACTCGGAAGCCTGACTCCGGGCGACACCCTGAATGTCTACGTCGGCGGAATGCCGACGACAGGCGCTGGATTCAACGGCGGTGCAGCAGGCGGGGGAAGTACTGCTGGTGGAGGTGGTGGTGCTACTGATATCCGCAAGAATGGCACAGGTCTATCAGACCGCGTTGTCATCTCTGGTGGTGGCGGTGGAACCGCTGTAGGAGGGACTGCAGGCGGTGCTGGTGGACAGACTGGCTCTGCTGGCACCAATGGTGCCGGTGACCGCACCGGTGGTGGTGGCGGCACAGGCTCGGCTGGCGGTGCAGGGGGTACCAGCGCCTATGGCAACGGTACAGCAGGTACCAGTGGCTCCGGTGGAGCGGGTTCGGCGGGCAGCAGTAGCATCGCTGGCGGTGGTGGTGGTGGTGGTTACTACGGCGGTGGTGGTGGTTCTGGTGGTTTTGCAGACGAAGATGGCACCTACTACGGTGGTGGAGGTGGTGGTGGTTCGTCCCTCGCTGGCACGAACACATCAAGCACGACGTTTAGTTCGGGATCTCGCGCTGGCAACGGAATCTGCTACATCACGTTCAACACAACCCAGACAGACATCCTCAAGGGTGGAGCGGGTGGTAGTAGGGGCGGCGGCGGCGGCGGTGGTGGGACAGCGAACGGGGAAACTGGTTTGTCTGGCGCAGGTGGTACCGGTGGCGATGGCTTCATCCGCGTGATCACGATTACTTAGGGGCACCATGAAATACATCGTCGTTGACGCTGACGGGCTGATTACTAACGCAATCGAATGGGACGGCGAGGCCGAGTGGTCGCCACCGGAGGGCCAGACCGCCATTCAGTCGGAAGATGGCGCGCCGGGTGACTCGTACATCGACGGCGCGGTCGTCCCTGCTCCCATCCCGGAGCCGGAGCCGGAGCCGGAGCCGGTACCTGAGCCGGAGCCGGAGCCGAAGTTTGAGGAACTGGTCGCGCAGGCGTCGTCGTTTGCCGACCTGAAGCGGCTCGTGGCCGAGAAACTGGCATGAGCAGCGAAGCCGCGATGCTGATCACGCAGGTATGCAGCGCCGTCCTCGGCGTGGCTGCGGTGCTGGCGCTTATCGCGAAGGTCGTCCTGACGCCGCGCATCCGTGAGGTAGATTTGGCGTTGGCTCGCATCGAAGCGCACCTCGCGGCTATCAACGGCAGCGTGGGCCGGATTAGCGAGTGGCAGCGGCAACACGAGTTGGAGCACGCGAGGGGGGAACGATGACGGTTCTGTTTCCGAATACCAAGTACGACCCGGTCGGCGGCGCGTGGGGGTTGGGCACCGTGTCCGGGTATCCGTGCGCTGGTGACGTATCCAGCCTGTTCGGGGCCACCGACATGGACTTGCACTCCGAAGGCCATAACGGTACTGATATTGCGGCGGGTCAGGGGACGCCGATCCTCGCTCCCTGCGACATGCTGATTACCGACGTGTTCTCACTCGCCATCGAGGGCGACCCAGAGTGGGACGAGTTCAAGCGACTGTTCGGCAACTCGGTGTGGGCCACCATCGGGCTGTCTGACGGCACAGGCTACCGCACTATGTTCGCGCACATGGCCGAGGCTCCCAGCGTTTACGAGGGGCAGGCCGTCGAAGCCGGGACGTTGCTCGGTGTCGTCGGAGACACCGGGATGTCGGAAGGGCCGCACCTCCACTGGACGCTCGGCCCGCTGGAGAACCGCTGGCTGGCGAGAAACGCTGGCAATGTCGAGGTGCTCGACTACTGCGGCGACGGCGACACCATCGTGCTGACGGCGGATGCGTGGGTTGAGTCAGGTGCCACGGATGTGGCGAACCCGGTGGTCGCGCCGACTGGCTCGGGGCAGATCATTGAAGACAAGCACGCGACAGCACTCAAGGCGCTACAAGACGCACGAGCGGCAATCGACCGCGCTACTGCGGCTATGTACTAGGAGGTTCAGATGAAGCCAATCCGTGATGCGGTAGTAACCGGCGCACCGGCTACGCTCGTGATGAGTGTGCTGCTGGAGCAGGGCGTGCCGACCGCCACAGCCACGCTGCTGTCGGTGCTAGCGGCAGCAGGTGCATCGCTGGTGTACCGCTGGGTGCGGGCGCGCTGGCCGTGGCTGCTGGCGGTGGACGCTCCGACAGGATTCAAGTAGATGGCTTTCAAGTTGCCAAAACTCAAGGCACCCAAGACGCCGACCCTCGGCAACTGGTGGGACGACGTGGTGGACGGTGTGACCGACGCGGAGAAGGCGGCGGAGAAGGCCGCGAAGGATGC